GTCTTATGTTCCGAGGAGCCATGGGCCTGATGGTCCCGGCTTTCAACTCGGTCCGGAATCGGGTCAGTAATGACCCTCGGAAATAGCGAACCTTTAATTCGGGTCGCTCCGGATCCAGATCCTCCGCCATAGGCGGGAGCATGATTGACTCTTCTTCCCTAACTTCAAACAATCCCCGTGTGTGCGGGCCTACCCTGGAACTCAATTCGAGTTTCGGGACGCCGCGCCAGCGCGTGTGTATGATCCGCTTGCGATCACTTACCAAGCTCAATTTCTGGGCCATGCTGGGATCTGCACGGAGCTCCTTCTTCAAGAAGGTGGCCAGGCAACGCTGATATACTGTGTAATACTCACCTTTTGGGTCGAGTCTATCACAGTTAAATCCAAAACCACCACGCTCAAATGGGCAGAAGAGGTTGTACTTTTTAAGTGTCAACTCCTCTATCCGAGCACGATGGTAATGGATAAAGCGTCGCTTGGTTCGCTCCGGATCCAGGCAACCAGAAATGGTCTCGTTGAAGTAGTCCCAGACGGGCGCGGCTCTTGCCGTCTCTCGTCCGGTGATCTTGCTTTGACCTGTAAGAAGTCCCGTGTTCATGAAGCCCAATTTGGTCAAAAGACCATCTTGTGCCGTGAACCGGTACATCTGACTATTAATAGTCAACAGGTTTGGGTGAATATAATTCTTACCCAACGAAAGCTCAAATCCCACTTCAACTATTATGGACTGCCATAAAGCGTAAAACTCCTGGTCGGCACGAAATAAAATATCGTCGCCATTAATCAGGACGGGCAGGAGATCTAAAAGATACTCCTCCCCGAAATACTGCTCGAAGGCTATCCAATAACAGACCACATTGAGTACACAGAGAATCGGAAATGAGAGTGTGGAACCCATAAGTTGGCCACTTACCTGCTGAAAAGCTGGTATGCCGAACTTGGTTGGATAGTGGATCGTCTGCTCATAAAGAACAGACCTCAACACATCCAACGCACCCTTTGATGGGGGGTTCTCCGAATTGAACAGTCCGCACGTGATGGAGGCCTCAAAGGCCGCCTTCGTGTGTCGGATATCTGCTCCATCCGTGGCAGCAGAGTAGTCTCCAGAGACCCACTCCACTTCGCCTCTCCATGGAAGGCCCAAGGCCTTTTCCATGTCCAATATTTGTGTGATCATATCAAGCGGTTCCAACGGTCGGGACGTAGCAATGAACTGTGGAAAGTTCTGGAGATGGCGCCAAAGCGCCTTCTGGTAATAGCGAGAGAGCCACATTCTGTAGGTGTCACCTTTGGTGATCAACCGACATTTCAGCGGCTCCAATACAGCGGAGACCATAACGTCCTTAGGACTGGCTTCCGCTCTTTGCA